TCAGGTCCTCTCCGCGATCTGGAACTGGATAGTGTCCTCCGTCCATCCCGACAGGCTGGTAATGTCGGAGATGATCGCAGCCATGGTGTCAACCGAGATGCCGAAACTCTTAGACAGCCGCATCGCGGCCACGCACATCTGCGCGTAGTTGGGGTTGCTGATGGTCTGATACTCCGACACGACATCGGACGGATGCGGTCCTGGAATGCGCAGATTGGCCGCCGTCAGAGATGTGCCTGAGAATGCCGTGGTGACATCGCCGACCAGTTCAGTGGCGGAGTTGACCGCAGTGATCTGGAACACGCCGTTCGTCCCGGTCTCGCGGACTACACCACCCACGTACCACGAGCCGCCGCCGAAATACCCATTCGCGAAGGTCATAGTCCGCCCGGTGCCGACGGCCGCGTTCGAGAGTGTCACGCTGCCGGTCGGCGTCCGCGCCTGCTGGTTCGAGTTGGTACTCAGCGTGGTGTAGAGGCAGGTCCGGCGGTATACATCCGACCAGTCCTGCGGCTGCGACGTCGCGAACGGGCCGGATGTGCAGCGAATCAACAGGTAGTAGGCCAGCAACACGCCGCGCCGGTTGAGCGTCGTCGGCGAGTTCCAGACCTCCTTCGGGAACTCCAACAGCCACTCGTAGCCGGCCTGCGCGTCGGCATCGAAGCAGCCGAGTTCCTTGGCCCAACCGAGTGCGATTAGGTTCATCCAGATTTGCCACGGCCCATCGTAGCGAGGGTTCTGGAACGGAGCGATCGGCGTGTCTCCGACATTCGCCTCCTTGAGCCACTGCGGGCTCCTGGTGCTCCCGAACCGCACACCGCCGGCGTCGTCGGGTCCCCAATACTTCAGCGCATCCCATGCCTTCGCGAGCCGCGTGGTCCAGTAGGAGTGTGGATTGGCAACCTTCGGGCTGAGGTCGTCAGGCGTGGAAACGAACGCCATGACATGATCGAGAAGCGTCCAAGCCTTCGCGCGGACCTGATGCTCGCCGTGGACGCTATCGGCTGTCCCGGTCGGGTCGCCGTAGGGCGTGCCGTTGAGTCCAGCGCCGTTGAACACGGAGTTGAGCGCGAGATTGACGCTGTAGTCGGCCTGACGACCCATGCACCGCAACCAGCAGATTCTGCCGGTCAGCAGGTATGCGAAATAGAACGGTCGAGGATGGTGCGCGGTGTCGCCGCTGTAGGGCCACCACGTCACGCTCGGCACCTCGATGAGCGTGCCGGTTTGTGCTGGGTTATATTTGTCGGTTGTGCCGTTGTCGGCGCGCGGCCAGACACCGAGCTCGCCGGCTGCCGGCGAGCCCGACAGGCGGATGGGCGCAAGACGCTGCCAGGTCGCGAAGTACTCGGCGTTCTCGAAGATCTTTCGCCGTCCGTCCGCATCGCAGCGGATCAATCCGGCCACGCACCATCCAGGCACCGGACCGATATCCGGCCGCATCCCCGTGTTGCCGATGTTGGTCTCGATGTCGCCCATCGCGGTGCCACCCGGACCCCGCACCGTCAGCGGTCGCCGCGATCCGTCGCTCGCCCGCATGTTGTTGAGCGCGGTCATGGAGTGGGACACGCTGGCATAGGTGGCGGACCAGTTGAGCGCGAGCCGCTTCGCGGCCAAGACGTCCATCGCCGCGCGCGTCGTCGGAGCCAGCGCGCTCGTGTTGTCGCCCCACAGGACAACGGAAGTCCGCTTCTGCCCGACCGCCGCGATGCGGGCATACCGAGTGGCGTGGTGGTGGCCGACCCCTTCGACGGTCCACTGACCGCTTGAGAAGGTCGTCCCGGAGAACGCCTCCACGATCCAGAGCGTCACCTGGGTTGCGCTCGCCCGCGCAGTGACGACGCCTTTGCCGCTTCCGGCCACGATGTAGGCGCCGAGGATGTCGTCAGGCCACGTCCCTGCGTCGCGCGTGCATGTCCGGCCCGTGCCGGTGGTGGCAGCCGACAGCGTGATCCCGGCGCTCGGCGCGCTGCGCGGGTAGGAGTAGCGGATGACATTGCCGTCCGCGTCCGTGTCGTCCGTGGTGATCAGCGTGCCGTCGCTCAGGGAGGTCGCCCGATGAATTGCCAGGCCGTAGAGGTGGTGCGCGCAGTTGGCGCTGCTGCGCACGAGGTCCTCATTCATGACCTCCGCATCGAACTCGACCAGCGTGATCGGGTTGCCGCCAGTGACGGCCCCAGGCGCGGCCTTCCATGCGGTGATCTCCATGGAGACGCGGAGCCCGTCGCCCGACGCATGCGCGTTGCCCCCGTTCCGCGGCGGCCCGCTCGCCAGCCAGCGCGTGCGTGTCGGCCCGCTGTCGATCAGGACAAGCTGATATCCGACCTTGGCGAAGGAGCTCTCGGCCCCCAGCGCATCGCGGGCATTGAACGTCCAGACGGTGCCGCCGATGTCGAACTCGACCAAGCACTGCGCAGCCGTGGACAGCACATCGCTCGCGGTGATGGCCGTGCCGGTCGGACCGGCCGTCGTAGAGCTCTCAAGGTGCAGTTTGCGCGTCGCCGCCGCACCGATCGACGGCACGATGCCGGCCAGCGAAACCAGCCGAACCTGTCCGTCGAAGTCCGTGCTGGACAGCGTGGTCTGGTAGTTGGCCAATTCGGCGCCCTTGCTGCCGCTCCCGTCGTCATCATAGACGCGGATCGAGCGTCCGGCGGGGAGGTCTCCGGGCGCGAGCGGGACCATGATCGTGAAGGGCTCGTGCGTCTTGGCACCGCCCGCGCTGTTGGCGGTAACGGTCAGGACCATCAACGCCTGGTCATCGCCGGGGTCTGGCGGCGGCTCAGAAGGCTCGAACGGCGCCTGCGCGTCCCGCAGCCGATTACCGTGAGCGCGCAGCCGCGTCCCGTAGGTCTGGACAAGACGCGCCATCAGTCGGCCGTCCTTACACCGAGGAAGGTGATGAACAGGCCGGTCAGGCTGGATGCGCTCGTCACCACGACATCGAGCAGATTGTCCTGAGCGAACGCTTCGGTGCTCGCCGTGCCGGTGACTGATGTCGTCTGCGCGACCGCGCTCGAAAAGCCGTTGATCGCCGAGCCGTTCTTGCGGATCTGGATCGAGCACGTCCCGCCGAGCGTGCGTGCGCGCACCGCGGTGAGCGTGCAGGGCAGGTTGCCCCACAGGCCGATCTGGCCTTCCGCCGCGCCGCCCGAGACGTTGCCGGTGATCGGCAGGAAGACGGAGCCGACCACCTTCTCCGTGCGCGCCTCGAACCCGGTGCCGGCGTTGTTGAGCGTCGCAACCTGATTGGCGGCGAGCTCGATCGTGCCCGGCACGGCGACGCGCCAGTACGGGTCGGCCGAGCCCTCGTAGACGACCTCCCGCTCCTCGCCGGGGAAGAGGGTGAAGCTGTCGTTGCCAGCCGAGTTGAACCCGTCGGTTCCGGCGCTGATCGTCGCCGCCGCCGTCCCGATGTTGATCAGCAGCACCCGGTCACGCGCCGAGAACCCAGAGCGGACGAAGGTGGCGGTGATCCCGGAGCCGTTGATGTAGACCACGCCGTTGCGGTCAGCGTCGGTGATGGTGCCGCTGGCCGTGATCGTGCGCTGCGAGGCGTAGCCCTCGGTGCCGCCGCCCGGCTCGCCTTGCGGACCCTGCGGCCCCGGCTCGCCTTGCGGACCCTGCGGCCCCGGCTCGCCTTGCGGACCCTGCGGCCCCGGCTCGCCTTGCGGACCCTGCGGCCCCGGCTCGCCTTGCGGACCCTGCGGCCCCGGCTCGCCTTGCGGACCCTGCGGCCCCGTCGCAGCCACGACCCGCAGTTCGTTCGCTTCGACCGCGAAGTCGGAGGAGAGGCCGACGAGCTCGAGCGGTCCTGTGCCCGCCGCGGTGCGCAGCAGGATGCCCGGACCGTCGACGACGTGCGCGCTGGGCTCGTTCCACTGGCTCGTGATTCGTGTGCCGGACCCGGCGGGCGGATGGTGGCGCAGGCTCATCGTGCGGCCTCCTCAGGGGTTGCGTCGCCGAGCAACGCGACCTGCTCGGCCTCGGTGATCAGGTCGGCGGCCCGCAGCGCGGCGATCGCCGCGACCGTCTCGGGATCGTCCAGGTCGATCTCCTGCGCGACGTTCAGGTCGTCCAGGTGCAGCTGGAGCGTGGCGTCGCCGTCGGCGAGCGCCGCCGCGGCCGCCAGCGTGATTGCCGCGCGCGTGGCCGGCGCGAAGCGGCGGCGGAAGGCCAGCGGCCGCAGCACGCGGCGCGGCTGCGGCGGCTCGGGCGCGGGCGGCGGCGCGAAGGCCGCGTCGTCCCAGAGCCAGCCCTCGGCCACCTCGGCGCCCGCCGGCACGCAGGCGGCGGCAACGTCCGGATGCAGCCGTTCGGCCAGCGGCGGGCCGTCGTCGGGGATCTCGATCAGCTCGGCCACGCGGCCGTCGGCGATGCGCGCATAGATCATCTCACCACTCCACCACGACGATCCCGGCGGTGCCGGTGCCGCCGCCATTGCCGTTCGCGCCGCCTCCACCGCCGCCGCCGCGACCCGACGCGTTGGAGGGCGGACCGGGACCGCCGCGGCCGCCCAGCCCGAACGCGCAGGCGGAACTGCCGCCGCCGCCGCCCTTGAGGATGCCCGCGCCACCCCGATGACCGGCGTCGCCCTGCTGACCTGAGAGCGCGAGCGGGCCGGCGCCCGCGCCGGCACTCGATGCGGCGGCGGCGCTGCTGGCGGGGGCGCCCGCGCCGCCCGCGCCGCCGGTAGCGGAGAGGTGCGCGCCGAAGGACGAGGTCCCGCCCGCCCCGCCGGTGTTGTTGCCGGCCGCCCCCCCCGCGCCGGCCGCACCGACCGTGACAGAGATCTCCTGGCCCGGGCTGACCGCGACCAGCCCCTCCGCGTAGCCGCCGCCGCCGCCGCCCGCGGCCGCGCCGTCGCTCGCGGCGCCACCACCGCCGCCACCACCGCCGACCACCTTGGCGCGCACGAGATAGACGCCGGCCGGCACGGTGAAGGTGCCGGAGCTCGTGAACACCTGCATGCCGCGCAGCGCGTTGAGGCTGCTCGCCACGCGCCAGGCGGAGACCCCGTCCGACACCAGGCCGAGGCGCCCGCCGCGCGGCAGCGCGCGGCTCGTCTCGCCCTCGATCAGGTCCGCGCCGGCCCGCGCGATCGTCACCGTCGCGGCCGTATCGTCGGTGCGGATCGCCGTGATCCTGAGCGGCCGCCCGCCGGCCGCGGCAGCCGCCGGCAGGGTCAGCGTGACCGGGCCGCCGGCGGCCGAGACCAGCACCAGCCCGGCATCGTCCGCGGAGAGCTCGGTGTCGGCGGTGACGCTGCGCAGCGCGCCGCCGAACAGCCGATCGAGCGCCTGGCGCAGCTGCGTGGCGCTGGCCGCCGATGGGGTCAGCCCGGCGCGCAGCACCGGCGCGAGCAGCTCTTCCTGCACGGAATTGAACCACTCGTATCCGGGCACCGTCGCCGGCGTGCCGGTGGCCGGGTTGCCCCCCGTGAAGTAGCCCGGCGTGCCGGGGCTGGCGGGCGGGTCGGGCGGGCTGGCGACGGCGGAGGGGCGGGTGACGCGCTGCATGCTCTCTCCTCTACGCGTAGGCGAAGATCAGGATGGTGTGGGCGGGCTTCAGCGCACCGACCACGCACTCGACGACGATGTCGCCCCACTGCGCGAGCGGGGTCTCGCAGCCGTCCTCGCAGGTGGCCTCGATCACCGCCGTGCCGCCGCCGCCCGTGGCCTCGAACCAGGCCGGATCGAACCAGTCGGGGTCGAACCAGGCGGCCTCGGCCGAGCCGCCGCCGCCGTCGAACCACTCCGGGTCGAACCAGTCCGGGTGGAACCAGGCGGTCTCGGCCGAGCCGCCGAGCAGGGTGAAACGCCAGGCGAAGCGCCAGGCCGTGTCGTGCGCGGGGGCCTCGCAGGTCTGCTCGCAGTCGTGCTCGCGGAACTCCGTCACGGTGGCGGCGCGGCCGAGCGCGGCGGCGAGGCCGACGAAGAAGGCCGGGCTCTGGCCGCGCGCGGCCGTCAGCTGCTGCACCAGCCGGGCGCGCCGCTGCGCGACGGTCGGTGCCGGGCCGAGGCACGGATCGGGCAGGCCGGCCACGCGCTCCCAGTCGGCGAGCAACTCGTCGGCGGTGCGCGGGTCGGCCTCGTCGCGCGCCGCGCGCGCGCGGCCGAGCACGATCGCGAGCTCGCCCGAGAGCGCGGACAGCACCCCGTCGAAGGCCGATCCCGGCTCGCGCGGCAGCGCCGGGCCGGTCGGCGCGAGCGCGGCCAGAGCCGCACGGATCGCCGCGCGGTCGCTCATGCGAAGCTCACCGTGCCGAGCACCGCGATCTCGCCCGGATCGAGGCTCACATCCGCCGCCGGCGCGATCAGCTCGTGCCACGACTCCCCGGCGGCCGCCGAGACCGCGGCCGAGAGCCGCGAGCGCCGCAGCACCCCGCCCGGCTCGGCGTCGGCGAGGAAGAACGCGGCCAGTGCGGCCGCGACGGCCTCGCGCACCGCTGCCGTGTCGGGGGCGAGCGCGAGCGCGACGTCGACCGCGCGGGTCGCCGGCGCGAACGCGGTCACCTGCGCGGTCACCGGCCGCTGCGCCTCGAGCGCCGCCTGCACGGCCTCGACCAGCGGCGGCGCCGGCACGCCGCCCTCGGCGTCGAGGAAGGTCACGCCGACCGTGCCGGGACCCAGCCAGAGCGGCAGGACCCAGACCCGGCCGACCCCGGCGACGGCGCGCGCCCAGGCGGCGTAGTCGTGGCTCGCCCCGCCGGCGGGCGGGGCCTGGATCCGCGCCAGCAGCCGCGCGCGCAGCCCGGCGTCGGTCTCCGCATCGGCGCCGCCGGCGAGCCCGCCCGCGGCCACCACCGCGCTCGGCTGCACGCCGGCGACGGGGGCGAGCAGCGTCAGCACAGTCCCCTCGGCGGCGTTGCCGGCCGCCCCGGCCAGCGCCGCATCGGCCAGCCCGGCGCCGCTGCCGCTGCCGCCGATCGGCACGTCCGCCCGCAGTCGGTAGCGGGTGTCGTCCGCGCGGCGCAGTTCGGTGCCGGCGGGGGCGACCGCGCCGGGCGTGCCGGCGAGGCTCACCGTGCCGAACGCGGCCGCGGCCGGCGTGCGCGCGACCCCCCACACCGCGGCGTGCCGCTCCAGCTCCGCCGCCTCGGCGGTGTCGGGCAGGATCTGCCGCGCCACCCAGGCGAGATGGCCGTGCAGCTCGTGCGCGGCCACCGCGAGCATCCGCGCGAGGATCTCCTCGAGCGAGCGGCGCCTGCGCGCATCCGCGCCGGGCAGCGCGGCCTCGATCTCGGCGGCGATCCGGCTGCGCAGCTCGGCCGGGGTGGGGCGCGCGAACGGCATCAGCCGAGCCTCAGCGGGTAGGTCTCGATCAGCCCGGGCGTGATCGTCACGCGCAGGTCGAGCCAGCCGATGCCCGCCCACGCGGCGCTGACCGCGACCGACTCGGCGAGCCCGTCCTCGACCAGCCAGGCGAGTGCCTCCTCGGCATACTCCTCGGCGCGGCGGCGGGTCTCCTCGACCTGCTTCTCGCGGCTCAGGAGCCACAGCCGAGAGCCGATCCGGTCGGCGTCTTCCGCGAGCGCGTCGCCGAGCCAGCCGCGCCGGTCCGTGCCGTCCGGCAGCGGATCGTCCGGCCCGGCGCGACGGTCGAGGAACAGCGACAGCAGCACCGCCGTGGCGAGCCCGTCGTCCTGCGCGAGCGCGCCGGTGGCGGTGCGGCGGAGCGCGGCCTCGCCGCGGCGCGGGTCCCAGGCGAGGCCGATCATGGCGCGCTCCCCGCCGGCGGCCCGGAGGTGCCGCTGCCGGGCTCGACGCCCGTGTGCACGTGGGTCTGCACGCTGATCCCGCCCGCGGTCACGTCGCCGGTCACTTCGAGCAGCCCCTCGATCCGCACCCGGTCCGAGGGGCGGATCGTCACGCGCTCCGCCTCGACCTCGATCGTGCCGTCGGCGGTCATCAGGAGCCGCTGGCCGCGGGCGCCGTAGACGCAGACCTCGCCGGGCCGCAGCCCCGTGGGCCTGAGCCGCGGATCGTCGCAGGCGACCACGACCGGGTGGTCGCGGTTGCCCGCGACGCAGACCACCACCGCCTCCGCGCCGGCGAGAGGCACCGAGCTGAGGCCGTAGGGCTGCACGCGCTCGACCGCGTCGCGCGTCTCGGGGCCGAGCAGCGAGACCTGCATGCGCTGGAGCCCGCCCGCGTCGTCCACGCCGCGCAGCAGCGCGCGGCCGATCGCGAGCAGCACGCGCCGGCGCACCGGGTCGAGAAGCCGGGCGATCTCGCCCGGGCTCACGGCGCGCCGCTCCCGCCAAGAGCGCCGCCGAGCACCTCGGCCTCCGAGCCGATGCGGCGGCGGCGGCCGCCCTGCTCGATCACGAACAGGCCGGTCGGTCCGCCGTCGCCGGCCCCGCGCTTCGGCGGCTCGGGCAGCAAAACGAAGGCATCGGCCGGGGCGCAGTCGAGCACCGTGCGGCTGCCTTGCGGGCCGAGCTCGAAGGCGACGCCGGCGATCAGCAGCTCGCGCTCCAGCCCGACCCAGGCGTCGCGCACCTCGACCCGCGTGTTGGGCTGCCAGAGCGCGCCCGAGGCGCCGCGCCAGCCGGGCACGGTGTAGCGGACGCGCTCGGAGCGGCCGGCGGCGACGCGCGCCTCCCAGGCCGCCCGCTCGGCGAGCTGCGCGCCGGCGCCCGCGTTCTCGGCGATGATCACGCGCGGCCGGTAGCGGCCCTTGCCCTCGGCGCGGGCCTCGGCGCGCGCGGCCGCGGTGCCGGGCGAGCCTTCGCGCAGCTCGTACTGGCCGGTGTCCGGGTTGAGCGCGTAGAGCGCATCGGCGCCGCCGCCGCCCTCCGCCTGGCCGCGCACGACGATCGGGTTGAACAGCTCGGCCGCGTCCACCGCCGCCTCGGCGGCGAGCACGTTGCCGTCGCCGTCCGGCCCGGCGAGCACCAGCGGCCCGGC